AAGCGAAAGATTGTTTGGTAAGGGCGAAATTAGGCTGATTATCTAATTTCTGGCAGCTTCACATTGCCACCGCAGAGCAAATGATACTGGGGTTGCAAGATTACGTTAACACTGAATGTTATAAGGTGAAGAAATGACAGATGCAGAATTAAAGGGAATCATCAAGGAAGCGGTAGAAGATTATAGGACGGGGAATGCCGTTTACTACTCCAAAGAAGAAGCCTTCGCCCTGATGGATGCCCATATTGCCAAAAAAAGAGCAAATAACAAATTGCCACCTCAGAGCAAATGATTCTGGGGTTGCAGGAGTATGTCAGGACGCAGTGTTGGTGAGTGATAATAAATTGCGTAAATTAAAACCAAGTAATAAAATGCTACTATGATCTGGTGAGGAGCATATATGGAAAGTCCACAGCATAGTATTGATGAGGCGCTAAAAGACCTTATAGAAAAATTGAATAAAAAACAATCTATAAACGACTTTGAGTACTTTAGGCTGCTACAGCAAGCTAAAAAAGGCAACGCACTCATAAACACCCTTACTGAAGGGGTGGTCAATATTGTTTATGGTAAAATCGATGATGGGTTAAGCATTATTAAGCCATATATTTTTGCTGGTGATTTATATTATGCAACTCTTTATTCTCAAAGTTTATTTGCTTTTCATAAAGCGGAAGAACTATTAAATGTCATTTTTAAACTATCTGATCAGTATAATTCCTCTAAACTATTATCGTTTCAGGCATACTCTGTAGCAACTAATATAGGAAATATTGAGCTAATGGATAAATATATGGATAGGCACCTAAGTCTGTTATCTCAAGATGAAGGCAAAGATGATGCGCTAACATTAGCCGAAAGCCATGACCGAGATATTCATAAGATTTACGAGATGAACTTATGCTCACAGGAACAGTTTAAGCGCCTTTTTTTATACACAGAGGGCATTTTAAACACTTATCCTAGAATGCCTACAAAGCACGCTATTTGTAGTGATGATGATCTCGGTTATTTGGTTGAACTCGAAGGAGTTGCTTCAAAAGTAATTGTCGAAATGAATAATTTACTGGCTGAAAAAGTTTGTTCAGATGAAGAAATGGATAGCTGTGAGTTAATCGCAAGATTTGCTTATCTGGCACCAAACTGGAAGGGACAATTCTATGCCTATAACTAGTAGAGACTTTGCCGATTCAGCAGTGCGCCTAGCAAAGTCTGAACTCGAAGTAGATTATAGAAATGCTATTTCCAGAGGATACTATGCAATGTATCACTTATGTTTGGAAAGTTTGCAACACATCCCAAAATATAGCAACAACCATCATCAAAGCCTCATTTCATACATGAAGAATAAAAATGAGTGCAAGTTAGAATCTTATGATAAACAAAAATTGAAAGTATTGGCTTATCGGTTAGCGCAGCAGAGAGGCGAAAGAAACCGAGCAGACTATGATGCTTTTACTGATTGTATAAAAAAAGAAAGTGCAGAAACTGCGATTGAATCAATGAATAAATTTATTGAGGATTGGGCTATCTTAACCAGCAACATCTAGAAAAATTAATTGCCAAAAATAATCTCATAGAAGCCACCTGTTAACACGGGTGGTTTTTTTTATTCCCTTACCCATTCCCCTGAGTGGTTAAAGGAACCCCCATGCCATCAGTTAACGCTGGTGGCTTTTTTGTATCTGAGTTCCACTGCGTCGGGTTATCGCCGTCTGCCTGTATTAGCCATGACATGTTCCCTTTGCATCGAGCGTACAGGTCAGAATCAAAAATAATCAATGCCCTAGATAGTCATTATCAGCAACATCCGCTGTAGGCAGAAGAAGCGGTGTGACAGCCGGAGAGACGGCAATATATAACATTCTGAACAGGTTACTTTCTGAGTGGCTTGTGCAGAGTTTTATATCAGTTTTATGCAGACCCAGTTTATGGTGAATCACTTGACTGGGCCGGGAAATGAATCGACGTATTTGATAGTAAAGTCCGGGAATGCGTTGACGAACTGAATCTTGTAGTCAGGGAATGAATTTACCATTTTCCATTTACCCGGAGCACTCGCGGAACTGGTGACAATTTTGACTTTCAGGTCGGGTGACGAGCTAACGACCTTAACCTTATAGTCCGCACCAGAGCTAACAACTTTAATGTTCCCATAAATTTTAGACACATCGACTCTGGTTTTAGCGCAAGCGCCAAACGAAAGTAATGCGGCTAACAGGATGACTAATTTTTTCATATGAACTCCTGTGATTAGTAAATTCATTATAGGTGATTCAAATAATGACAGCCCTATAGTACGCCGGGTTATTTGTTTGGGGAATGAATATGGCCACAATTAATGATCTTGCCAACCAACTGGCGAAGATACGAAAACAAATCCCGTTCGCTATAGCTCAGGCGCTAACCAGCGTTGCGCGTGATATAGAGAAAGCACAGAAGGTCGCGTTAGAACGTCGATTGGAGAACCCAACTGCGTTCACAGTGAAATCAGTCAGAAGTCAGGGCGCTCGCAAAGATAATCTGACCGCGAAAGTGTTTGTGATGCCAACTGCGGCCAGTTATCTGGAGCCATTTGAAGTCGGTGGAGTGCATAAGCTGAATGGGGCTGCACTGCTTAACCCCAAGAACGTCAAGCTAAACAAACATGGGAATCTGCCCAGAAACAAGCTGAGTCAGTTAAAGGGTAAACAAGATGTGTTCATCGGCGAATTAACAACGCGGTACGGTAATGATGTTAATGGTGTATGGCAACGTAAGAAGGCCAAGAAAGTTAAAAAGGGCAAGAAGCGGTTAAAGCGCTCTCCTAATGGCACTCGCAGGGAGAGACCGAAGCAGCGTCCGCCAAAATTACTCATTCGGTTTGGGGATGCTCTACCCGTTGATCCCGTGCTCGGTTATCAGGAACGGGCGCAACAAATGGCTCAATCATTGATGCCTGCTGCTATCAGTCAGGCGTTGGATGAGGCGATACGAACGGCCAAATAGTAACTGGGACCACGGTCCCACCTTGTATCAAATAATCCTATCTGGTGACAAACATGACGACACATAACTACATAGAACAATTGAAATTATTGAATACGCAGATTGAAGCGTCTCTGAGATATATTGAGAATGTTCGATTATTGAAAGGCGAGGCTGAAGCCGACACTTTTGCGGAAAATGACCTGAAATCATTGCTGTCATATCATTCTCAGGTAGAAGAATCACAACGCCAGCGACATCGGGTAATAGCATTAGATGGCTTCCCCGCTTTATATAGTCCGGACGTTAGCAATGCTACGGAGCAGTCAATTCTGAAACGAACCCAATGCTCTGAAAAATACCCAGTGACATGGATTATTCAGCTAGGTGCAGATGTGTTGTTTAGCCGCGTCACAAACGGGCGCATAGATGAAGGGTATGCTCCCGTTAACAGACAAAAAGCTAATGTTTATGCATCAGCTATTTTGAATGATCTTGAACCACCAAGACATCTTCAGAAGTCCGATAGACCGACTGTTCAAACTCAATCTGAATAAGATTATTACCTGGTTCACGAGCTATCTGTGCGAGGCAGAAGATATGTGTAGAGCAATTGACGACAACCGTAAGTGCGACGATATAAAAGCCAAATTGTTAGAAAAAATAGAACGGCTTGAGCTTGCAGCTAACAGGGGAAAACATCTTGCGGCGTTATCCATTGTTTTCTCGGATAAAGGCAGTTCCCTTGCCAATGAAGTGCATGAAGCAACTATAAAGAACTGCCAATACTTTAAAGAGATGATTGACGAGTGCCTTGAATCCGGCGGATAGCTTGTTTCTCAGTCAATCCAATATCCTGAACAAAAACATGAATTTGCTGATTCTTCGTTTCATTTAGTAATGCTTGCGAACCGAGATACTCAATGCTTCCAGAAATCACGTCACCATTTTCAACAAGATAGCCGCCAAGCAGTTCGGCAAGGATGAATTCGCCCCTGCTGTTGCGAATGGTGATGAATTTAATTCGGTGTTCATGATGTACGACAACTCCGCGCATTTAGGTAATTCCTTCTTGGTTGTTGTGGTGATCTCCGAGAATATCATTGCCGCCTGAGGTGGTAAAACACACAGACACCATCTTAGTCGGGTAACAGAGATGGTAACGGCGCATAATTTTTTGGGTCCTTCCTAAGCATTTGATATATCACGGGCATTGCGCGCCGCGATATTTCACTAGCTGTGAACTTTTGAAATTTGGGTAACAGGTAACACGAGGGTAACAGATGAACCAGTCAGAATTTGCCAAGTTGCACGGCGTCAGCCGCAAGACGGTCACCCAATGGAAAGCCCGTGGCTGGCTGGTTACGGACGGTGACGACATTAATGTTGAGGCATCAAATGCCAACATTGCGCGTTACCGGAAAAGTGTTACCCGAACGGAAAAAAAAGCAGCAGGTAACAGCAAGGGTAACAAGCAGGGTAACACCCCCCAAGGTAACACTTCGGGTAACAACCCAGCCCCTGATACCCCGGCAAAAATTGTCGAACGCATTCTGACTGAACGGGGCGCAACGATGACACTGGATGAAGCCAGAACCATGAAGGAAAACTATCTGGCGCTCTTGACTCAGTACGATTACGACCTGAAATCCGGTCAGGTATTACCGTGGCAGGATATGATTGATGCGGTCAGGCAGCAATATGCCCGTCTGCGTACCCGATTGATCGCTATCGCCCCTGAACACGGTCCCCGGCTGAGAGCCTTGGCAACCACCTCCACGGATACGGAGTTTGTGGCAGCCTTACAGGAAATCATCTACGAGGCGATGGAGGAATTAAGCCTTGATCACAGTAAACAGGGGGGATAATGCAGCATGGCAAAACTTTACCCTTGTACTGGATCAATGCCTGTCTGACATTTGTCCCCCGGAGCCTTTATCCTTAAGCGAATGGGCGAATAAATACGCCGTCCTGTCCAAAGAGAACAGCGCCCAGACGGGGAAATTCCGCTCCTTTGGTTATCAGGATGGCATCATGGATGCCATTACCGATCCGGGTGTCACCCAAGTGTCTGTGATGAAATCGGCACGCGTGGGTTACACCAAAATCTTAGACCACGTTGTCGGCTATTATTTGTCTCACGACCCGTCACCCATACTGGTGGTGCAGCCCCGTGTGGAGGATGCCGAGGACTACAGCAAGACCGAAATCGCGCCGATGCTGCGTGATACGCCCGTGCTGAAAGAAATTGCGGGGGGAGGCGAAAGCCAAAGACAGTGGCCAGACCATTCTTAAGAAGCAGTTTTCCAATGGAGCTAATTTAACCCTGGTGGGAGCTAACTCGCCGGGTGGGTTTCGTCGTATCACCTGTCGCATCATCTTATTTGATGAAGTGGACGGTTACCCCTCTGGCGGTGCCGGGGCGGAAGGTGACCAAATCGCACTGGGGATTAAACGCTCCGAAACGTTCTGGAACCGAAAAATTGTCTTGGGTTCTACGCCGACCGTAAAAGAGACCAGCCGGATAGAAAAAGCCTTCAAGGACAGTGATCAACGCTACTACCACGTTCCCTGTCCACATTGTGGCGAGTTTCAGGTTCTGGAGTGGGGCGGTCCTGATACCCCTTACGGCCTGAAATGGGATAAAGACAGCAATGACAAGGGATTACCGGATACCGCGTATTACGTTTGCCGTCATAACGGTTGCGTTATTCATGACAGTGACAAACCCCTGATGATCAAAGGCGGGGAGTGGCGGGCTGAAAAACCGTTCACCGGTCATGCGGGCTTTCATATCTGGGCGGGTTACAGCCTGTTCCCGAATGCGGCATGGAAATACCTGATCGCCGAATGGTTGCGGGTGAAAGACGATCCGTTAATGCGCCAGACGTTCATTAACCTGGTATTGGGTGAACCCTATGAAGACCGGGGCGAAAAAGCCCTCAGTGAGCGTAAGTTACTGGAGCGCTGCGAAGTCTGGGCGGCCGAAGTACCGGACGGAGTGGCTTTGCTGACGGCCGGGATTGATACTCAGGATGGTCGATTTGAAATAGAGGTTGTTGGCTGGGGGCGGAATGAGGAATCGTGGTCCATTGCTTACGATGTGATTGAAGGCGATTTGGAGACGGACGAGCCGTGGGCTCGCCTGGATGCTTACCTGAAACAGATTTGGCGTCGCGCAGACGGTCGGGGCTTTACCATTATAGCGGCTTGTATGGACTCCGGTGGCCATCATACACAGAAAGTTTACGGTTTTGCGCGTGAACGTTTGGGTCGCCGGATTTGGGCCATCAAGGGGGAGTCGGCACGCGGCGGTAAACGTTCTCCTGTATGGCCAACCAAGCGTATTACTTCACGGTCTAAATCCAGTTTTAAACCGATTATTATCGGCGTGAATGCGGCCAAAGATACCGTTCGTGGGCGGTTACACATTGAGCGGACAGAAGATGACACGCCGTCACCGTCCTATATGCATTTTCCGGCTGATCGTGATTTGCATTATTTCAGTCAGTTATTGGCTGAACGCTCAGTTATTAAAGTCACGGGCGGTCAGAGTTATCGTGTGTGGGAGCAGATTCCCGGTCGTGCCAACGAAGCACTCGACTGTCGTGTTTATAGTTATGCCGCTTTGTGTGGCCTGATGTACATGGGGCTGAAACTGAATGCGCTGGCAGACAACATCGTCGGTAATCCTGATCGGTTAATCGCACCCCCGGTACAACCGGAAATAAAAACCAATCTGCGCTTCCCCGGGGCAATTATTCCTCAGTCAACGGAGGAAGCGCCCAAACGGAAGCATATGTCACAGCTTTTGCCCTAAGGAGAGTCTATGCGTCAAAGAACCAGTCTGCTGACCGGCATGAGCCGTGAACAGTTAAAAACAGCCCTCGGCACGGCTCAACAAGCCTATATCGAACTGTCAACCGGAACGAAAGGGGTCTCATTTTCGTATACGCAAGGCGACGGGACGCGCTCCGTGTCGTACCAACAAACCAGTCTGGGGGATTTATTGGCGCTCATTCAGGCAATACAAACCGAGCTGGGGATCACGACAAGGCGACCAATCACGGTGAGATACTAATGAGCGTTAAAATCTTAGGACCCGATGGTGAGCCGTTACCGCCTTCAAATACGAAATTAAAATTCAATTCATTGTCCGGCAGCAGTCGCATTCCTTATGATGCCGCCGACTCATCCAGCGACCAACTGGCAAACTGGCAACCGGCGCTGGGGTCACCGGATAATGAAATTAATATTTACCGCGACCGCATCGTGTCACGTATGCGCGATCTGGCCCGTAATGATGGCTGGGCTTCCGGCACTATCACCCGCGTTTTAGATAATGCCATCGGTGCGAACTACCGGCCGATATTTAAACCGGATTATCGGATGCTACGTCTATTGACTGGAAATAAAGCCTTTGATGCGACATGGGCGGCTGAATACAGCCGCGTTATTTCTGCCCATTGGCGTTCATGGTCAAACGATCAGGGTCGCTATTGTGATGTTGAGAGAAAGCAAACTGTATCCCAAATGCTGCGTCTCGGGTTTAGGCATAAGTTGCTGGATGGTGATGCGCTGGCCGTGCTGCAATATCGTACAGATCGGTTGGGTAGAGGTCGTGGACGCTATGCCACCACGGTGCAAATCATCGACCCGGACCGGCTCAGTAACCCGCAACAGAATTTCGATATGCAGAACCTGCGTGGCGGCGTGGAAATTGACAGTGATGGTGCACCGGTAGCCTATCACATCCGAGAAGCCCATATGGGTGACTGGTGGTCGGGTGCAAAAACCATGACGTGGCAGCGAGTACAGCGCGAAACCGCATGGGGCCGCCCGATTGTGGTGCATGATTTTGACCACGAGCGCGGCGCTCAGCATCGCGGTATCGGTATCTTAGCGCCCATCGTTCAACGACTGAAAATGCTGATTAAGTATGACCAGAGTGAGTTGGAAGCGGCGATCCTTAATGCGATTTTCGGGGCCTATATCGAATCACCCTATGATTCGCAAATGGTGGCATCCGCCCTCGGTGACACCGTTGATTCCAGTGGTGACGAACTCAGCGCATATCAAACACAGCGTGCGGAATATTATGAAGATAAGCGCCTGAACTTACAAAATGGTGCACGTATTCCTCATTTATTCCCAAACGAAAAAATTGTCACCATTTCAGCGACAAGACCTACCAGTAATTTCGACGGCTTTGAAAGCGCGGTACTGCGAAATATTGCCGCTGCGACCGGACTTTCAACGCAACAGGTTACGCAGGACTGGTCAGACGTAAACTACTCATCAGCGCGTGCCGCCATGCTGGAGGCGTGGAAAACCCTAACGCGCCGTCGTGATGATTTTGCTGTCGGTTTTGCTCAACCCATTGCCTCTGCTTTTGTAGAGGAAATTCACGATATCGAAGATTTACCCCTGCCAAACAACGCTCCTGATTTTCTGGATGCGAAAGCGGCTTATTGCCGTGCGCGCTGGATGGGACCTGGTCGCGGATGGGTTGATCCGGTGGCCGAGAAGAAAGGCGCGATTCTGGGGATGAATGCCGGACTCTCCACGCTGGAGATGGAAGCGGCAGAAAACGCCGGTGAAGACTGGGAAGAAATGGTAGATCAGCGCGAGCGTGAAATTGAAGCGTTTAAAGAGCGGGGCATCCCACTGCCTGAGTGGGCTGAGCCGACACCGCAACAACAAAACAACAGAGGATCAGGGGAATGATGAACTTACCCCACTTAGCCCAGCGGCTATTTAACGTTCCGCTGGCAATACACCCGCGAAAAGCGGAAGTGGTGATGGCGGCATTAACCGACCGACTGGGTATCACTAAAATTCAGGCCGGTATGGACTGGAATGATGAGGATGAATCATTTTCCCGTCGCAAGCGCGATACCGGTTACGACGTATTGGAGGGAATAGCGGTTATTCCCGTGCAGGGAACTCTGGTTCAAAAGCTGGGTTCTCTGCGGCCGTATAGTGGTATGACAGGTTATGACGGCATCCGACAGGTATTTTTAACCGCATTGCATGACCCCAAAGTCAAAGGCATCTGTCTGGATATCGATTCCCCCGGGGGTGAAGTGGCCGGGTGTTTTGATTTGGCTGACCTGATTTATCAGTCACGGGGTGACAAACCTATTCATGCGATCCTGAATGAGAACGCTTATTCAGCGGCCTATGCTATCGCCAGTGCTGCGGACAAAATTTATGTCCCGCGTACAGGTGGTGTGGGTTCTGTCGGCGTGATTGTTATCCATTGTGACTGGTCTCAGCGTATTAAAGAGGATGGTTTGACGGTGACAATCATTACGTATGGTGACCGTAAAGCAGAGAGTAATCCCTATATCAAACTCAGTGACGAGGCGCGTCAGTCTATTCAGGATGATATCGATGTCATGGGAAAACTGTTTGTCAGTACGGTTGCCCGCAACCGGGGTGTTTCCGAGAAAATTATTCGTGACACACAGGCGGCCTGTTTTTTGGCTGCGGAGGGTGTTCAGTTGGGGTTGGCTGATGCAGTGGCCACGCCCGATGCCGCATTTCAAACATTAATGAACGAAGTTGGAGATTAATATGTCTATAACAAGATTTGCTCATCTGATCCCGTCATTTGGCATGAAATCCAAAATGTCAGAAGAAGAGCAGGACGAAAAGAAAAAAGGTAAAAAAGCCAAGTCTCGTAAAGCTGAAGAGGATAAGGAGGAGACTGACGCAGAAAATGATGATCCTGATGCGGAAGGCAGTGACGACGATAAAGAAACGGAAGGCAAAAAGGCGAAAAAAGCAAAAAAAGCGAAAAAGGCCAAGTCAGAAGATGATGACGATGACGACCCTGATGCCGAAGACGATGAGGATGATGAAAACGCGGAAGAAGACGAGGATGTCAAAAAAGGCCGTCGCGCTGAACGCAAACGCTGTGCCAAAATCTTTGGCAGCCAATATGCAGCTGGTCGCCCGGATATGGCGGCACATTTGGCTCTCAATACCAGCATGTCAGCTAGCGAAGCCATCAGCACATTAAAAGCGATGGGGACGGTGCAGTCGCAACCCTCCCGTGCATCACTGGACAGCCGGATGCGTACCGAGCAGCAAGTGCGTGTTGGACCGGATGCCAGCCAACCGGCAACAGGATCACCTGAAGCACTGGTGAGCAAAATGACCAGTTTATATGACGCTAATAAAGGAGCGAAATAATGGAAAACTTATCTCAGAACCCATTTCAGCCGGGCATGACACAGGCTGTTTTTTCGCCTGATCAGTTAATTTCCGGTCCGTTACAAATTGTCACCGACAGCGTAACGATTGCCAAAGCGGGTATCCTGAAGCGCGGTACGGTACTGGGTGTTATTACGGCAACAGGGGAGTACGTGGTCAGTAAAAAAGGGGCAGACAATGGCAGCCAGATCCCGAGTGCGATTCTGGTAGACAATGTTGATACCACCGCCGACAGTGTGACGGGTGGCGTTTACCTGATGGGCGAGTTTAACCATCATTGGGTGATTTTCGATGAAAGCTGGACACTCCCAGAACTGAAAGCCCAATTACGGCACTTTTCCATTTTCCTGCGCGACAGCGAACAAGCCTAAATCCCATTCCTGATTGACGTCGTTATGCTGGCTCCGGCAGGCGTTGTGACGTCTTTTTTATAAGAGAAACGCATGAATATTTATGATACTAACGTGTTAGTTCAGGTTGTCCCTAACCTGAAAACCAGCCAGAACTGGTTGCTGGATAAATTTTTCCCGAATATCGTGGAATCTGATACCGAAGAGGTGTCTATCGACGTGGATGTCGGTCTGCGCCGCATGGCTCCGTTTGTTTCCCCGTTAGTGGAAGGCAAACTGGTCGAATCGCGTAAATTTCAAACCAACAACTTTAAACCGGCGTACATCAAAGATAAACGCGCCCCGGATTTACGCAAACCCATTCGCCGCCAGATTGGTGAGCGCATTGGTGGCCAGTACACTGCGGCTGAGCGTGAGATGCTCAATATCCAATTTGAGCTGGCTGACCAAATCGTTCTAGATATCTTTTATGGGTAATCCTCGGTAAGCCGGATAAACTCTTACCTATTTAATAGGTTATGGTCTTTTTGATCAAAAAGCATTCATGACGGTAATGGGTTATCAGGGCTTAAATACGGTAAATCTTGCTATACGTTTTGATATACGTTTAGGGCGTATAGCAAAAAATGGAGAGTATAAAAATGCCCAAGATATCAAAGCCTTTAACCAACACGGAAATTAAATCAGCGAAGAAGGCCGATAAAGAGTATAGCCTTCATGACGGCGGTGGTTTGTATCTATTGGTTAAACCCAATGGCTCAAAGATCTGGCGCTTTTCTTATAGCCGACCTTATACAAAGAAAAGAGCGTTGATTAGTTTTGGTCAGTATCCAACCGTGACCTTAGCATCAGCAAGAAAGCTCAGGGATGAAGCGAAAGAAATGTTATCACAAAATAGAGACCCTCAGCAGGATCGAGAGGCAAAGGCGATACAAAAAGCAGCAGAGATAGAGAACATTTTTTCTAATGTGGCCTTTGAATGGTTTGAGTTGAAAAAATCACTGGGAATAAGACCAATAACAGTGTCAACAATAAAAATGATGTTAGATAATCACATCATACCCGCCATAGGAAACGTGCCTATTACTGAATTAACACCCAAATATATTCTCAGGGCATTTGATTATTTGAAAGAAGAGGAAAAATCACGAACGCACTATGTTTCTATTCGTAGAGTCAGAGAGATACTTGATTATGCTGTAAATTCTGGAGCTATACCGTTTAACCCAGCACAAAGTATTATTAAAGCAGTAGCACCATATAAAAATACCCCGTTTAAAACCATAAAAGCAAATGAACTACCTGAATTCTGGGAGGCATTAAATCGCGTAGTCATGGAACCTCAAACAAGATTATTAATAGAGTGGTTGATGCTAACAATGGTCAGGCCAAATGAAGCCTGCGGGACTCGCTGGGATGAAATAGACATTGATAAAAGAATGTGGGCTATACCCGCAGAAAGAATGAAGAGTAAACGCGCTCATACAGTGGCATTATCTAAGCAGGCAATAAACGTTTTAGAGGAAATGAAGAAATTTTCTTCCGGGCAAATATTCGTATTTGCTTCACCGAGTAAATCAGTAAGTCACATTAAACGGGGAACAATCGGTATTGTATTGAAGCGAGCAAATGCGAATATAGTTCCACACGGATTTAGATCGTTAGCAAGCACGACCATGAACGAACAGGGTTTTAATCCTGATGTGATTGAAGCCGCATTAGCTCATGTCGATAAAAATGCGGTACGCAGAGTATACAATCGAAGCGTGTACCTTGAACAACGTTTTGAATTAATGGAGTGGTGGGGAGATTTCTTGGATGCGTCAAAGAAAGGCAAGGTTGACGTTAATAGTAAAATTCGAGGGTTAAAGTTAGTTATTTAAGGTGACGTGATTTTTGTATCTTATGTGTGGGATTATTACCCACACTTATTATTAAATTTAATTTAGTGAGGATTTATGCGATATATTGACAGAGAAATAACAACAGCAGAAGAATTAATGAAAAAATTGAGATTTGCATCAAGAAGCTCTTTTGATGAGTTTTGTGCTGATGAGAAGGTTAATTTCCCCAAATTTATCAGGATAGGCATTCGTCGTAAGGGGTGGTTTGTGGATGAGGTTGAAAGCTGGTTCAAAGAACGTGATGAGGCAAGGTATCAATGAATCAGGGCATCAAGGCATAAGGAAGTGCCGATAGATTTCATTCAAATGAAATACGCTCATATTACTACATAACTACACATCAAAAATAACCTCCATTTCCTATATATTTTATCCGGTAAAAGTAATTTTAAATAACTTTATTCAATGCCTTTGGTGGTATTTTCCCGCTAAAGGCTGAATGCGTAAATAACCCCTATAGCCGAAAATCAAATTAATTAAGACAGAATAAAACTATGACATCTAAAAATGCGGCCTTAACTGGTCAAGGACTTGCTCACGCTGAAAACAGCCCAGAACCTATTTTGGTTCAGCATAGAACTGAATCGAGAATAGATAGCCGCTTGTTTGCAAAGCGCATCGGAATTCAACATAAAAACTTGTACGAGTTAATTAAAAAGAACACTAAGAATTTAAGACAGTTCGGCACGCTTCCGTTTCAAACGGAGACGTGCGCTCATGCAACTGGGGCAACAAAAATCAAGTACGCCCTTTTGAATGAGTACCAGTTCGATTTTATGTGTCGACTTGTTCGTGGGCGCAATCATGAACAAATGACCCGGTTCAAATTGGACGTAACAAAAGCATTCAGTAAGAAACGAGCTGCTGAACCTATCCGCCGTGAATATCTGCCTAATTACCATGAGTCACGTGATGCGTTAAGGGATTTAGGCGCAGAACGTCACCACTACATCCATCTTGCCCGTACTGAGAATCGCTTTGCGGGTTTGCTGGATGGTGAACGTCAGGGCGCAGATGAACAACAGTTAGGGTTGCTCGTCTGTATGCAGAAAATCGAACAGGCAGCCTTTCAAGACGCAAGGAATGCAGGGTTATCACCGACTCAGGCGTTAGGGGAAGTGAGCCGCCGTATTGAGCAATTTGCAACATTGATGAACCCAATCGGGCGCATTGGAGGCTAATTTAATGAGCGGTCATAAAATGCTCGTTAATCCCCCGAAATGGGGGAATCAAAGATTAAATATCGAACAATCACCCTCAGAGCAGGGGAAAATTAACTATAGGAATCCCTTGAGGTTAAGGAGTCCTATTACCGAAGTCCTCAGTTTGGCTGATGGGTATACGAATATTTTCGGACACCTCAGTAACCCATTGATAAACATTCAGACGCCATATTTGGCGTTTGGTCATACTTTAGGATACCCAATAACTTTGGGTCAGTTACCTAACCCATTGAAATATAGTCAAGCTGCATATTTGCAGTCTGCTTATAATTTGAGCGTCAGTAATGCTGACTCACAGAATTTGCGCGTATCATTTAGCGACGCGGTTAATTTGCGACTGACAATTAGTCAGGTACAAAAAGAGAAGGATAGCACGGCGAATGCTACCCTTTGGCGTGACTCAGATTTGTTTTACGAAGAATTACAACAGCTTAAGAGGCTACCATCTTTAAGAGGGTTGGTTAGGCTCCCCGATAACATCGGG